TTATTCAAAGTACTCTTTATTTATGAAATTGAATTTTGACATTTCTCTTGACTTTTGTTCGTCAATGACTGCTATATAAGGTTTCATTGTTTCGTAATCTTTATGCCCAGTAAATTTCATAATAACAGTTTCCGGAATTCCTAAATAAATTGATACAACAACGAAGGTTCTTCTGCCTATGTGCGTTGACATGTGAGACCAGAATGGATTTATCTCTTCATACCTTTTGTTTCCAATATAATATGTTGTTGTTATAAGTTCATTAAACTCTAATAGTTGACCTATTGTTTTTAATAGATCATTTGTGTTTTGCATTGAGCTAACAGGAAGAGCAAGACCTTTTGGGGTTTGTTGGTCTTTATATTTCTCCAGTAAAGCTTTTGAATAATCATTAAGATTGATATTCAGTCTATTTATGGTTTTTGCGGTAACGGTTTTAAATGATTCTTCTTTTATGTCTGTTTTTTTTAGCTTTTCAACATCTGAAAACCTTAATGATGAGAAGCAGCAGAATGCAATTACATCTCGTACATGTTCAAGATTTTTTTGGTCTTCATTAAATTTATAATTATAAAACTTTAGTAATTTATCAATAGAAAAATAAATAACATCATTCAGATCCGAATCAATTCCTTTGAATTTAGGAGAAAAAGTTTCGTGTAGATCTCCTGGGTAATACTTTTTCTTTTTGGCCCACCTAAGAAATGCTTTAAAGTCTTTTATGTTTTTATTTACAGTTGTATTTTTATGTGGCTCTTGTATTTTTATTTCTCCTTTTTTTGTTTCTATTTTGGGTTTGGTTTGGAAATATCGAATTATACCTAGAAGGTCATCTTCTGTTAAAGTTAGCAAATCAAGGTGTGGGTTGAACATTCTAAAATGATTCCTTATCTTGTTATGTTTTCTAACAGTTCCTTCAGACCACTGATCCTTTATGCTTACTTCTTCTATGAACTTTTCATAATACTTTTGAACAAGGTGTACTTCTTTTATTACTTCTGTTGGAAGTTTTCTTTTATAACGGTTATTGAAAGTATCTTTAAGTTCTTTTGGACTTGGAAATCTTTGTTCGTGATAGTCGTAATCTTTGAATATATTATCAATGATACTTTCTACTTCATTAAGTTCACTGTTTTCAGTTGAGAACTTTTCAGAACTTCTTTGGGTTTCTTTATTCCAATACTCTTCATTTACATATATACCTGTATGTAAGGGTGGTCTTTTTCCAGCATAAGATACAAGAGCCCGGACTGAGTAATATCCGGGCCTTGAAAGACTTTTATTGTGTAGGTAGAAGTTAATTTTGTATTTCAACATCTTCTTCTGCTTCTTTTATTTTTTTTGAAATATTTTTTATCATGTTACCAATGCCAAATAATAACCATTCTAAAGAAATATTGAAATATTTAGCTAAAACATAAAAAGCTTCAATATCTAAAGATTTGTATGCATACCCTTTTTCCGGTTTGTATCCACTCCTTACATTAATATATCTCACTCTATTAAACCCGTATTCTTCACAAAAAGGTCCAAGTCCGGATATTTTTTTTGTGAAAATAAGAAACTCTATAGCCTGAAAAAATCTATTGTTTATGTCTTTGGTTGGTGCTTTCATATTTTATTGTATTACCAGTCTGAGGATGAGTTGTTGATTGAATTGGTATATTGAGAAGGATTATCTTTTATAATATCTTTTATTTTATTTAAAGCTATTTCACTCATTCTTTTTTCAATTTCTATTTTTGATAATTCTTCTTTTATTGACTGTTGTTTTTTAGGCTTTGTTTCTTTGCTTAGTTTTTGTTCTAATTCTAATTTTTTATTCTCAGAATCCTTAATTGCTATAAAAGAAGGGTATGTAAGTGAAATGTCACTTCCCACGATATTTTGAAGGATTTTAAAATTATTAACAGAATATCTAAATTTATTATCTTTAATATCAATTGTTACTTTATATGATCCTGAAATACTGAAAAATTCACTAATAGGAAAATAAGGTGTTTTTTCATTGTAACTGATTATCCCAACATTGGAGTCATCAGTATCAATAAAGTTTTTTGCCCTCTTTGAAGAATCATTTAAGAATAATTTAATTCCTTTGTATATGTCAATTTTATTTTTACCCGGAATATCAATAATTTGTGTAAATGTATAGTCGTCTCCGACTTCTTTAAATTCTTGAGAAAAACCTAGTATTCCAATACTAAATGCTAAAAGTGTAATTATTTTCTTCATGTTATATGCTTTTATATTTTATTTAGTTCTATCATAACCTACAGCTAATCCATTAACAAACCATATTTTAACCTTGTATTGGCTATAATAATAATATTTTGTGGACCTACCTTTAGTATATGATTCTCCATAATCTGATGGAGACCCTAATGTATCTAATACAAAACTATCAATTAAAGTTTTCTCATTTATAAATTTTTCAATATCCATATATAATCCGGAAGGTGGATACCCTTTATAATAATCTCCGAAATAATAAGAATAATCTGTTTCGTTTATTATTTCTTTTATTTCTTCAGGAGTGTATTCTTCTCCTTTGTATGGATGAACATATAGAGGATCTTTTGTTAAAGATTTAAACACAACAAAAACATTTTTGTACCGCCCTTCTTTTGGATATGAAAACCAAGTTCTTCTTTTAGGTTCAAAATTTATATTTGTTTCATACATATTTTGTCCTAATTTTTCTTGAGGACATTTTTCTCCATTTGGTAAAAAGCAATTTATTTTTGCGGTGTTTTTTTTAACTATTGTTTTAGCCTTCTGTCCAAAGAAAAGGCTGAAAATGCTTATAAAAAAAAGTACAATTATTTTTTTCATTTTTTTTATTTGGTTATTTCAAATCTCTTACTGGAGGTCTTAATCCTACAATTTTACGGAATATATAAAACCCAATAATATCTTCTAATGGAATATTGTAATCTTCAAAATCAGGATTGTAAGAATGACAACGAACATATCCTAAATCGGTATTATGCTCAACTATTTGTTTAAGCGCCTGTCCATCCTTGGCGTCAACAACAAACAAGTTTCCTCTTATTGGAAGCTTATCCCCATTATTTAAATAATACCTTTTAATAAGTATGTTTGCTCCATCAGGAATTGAATATTCTGTTCCATCATACATGGAAGGTCCGTCAACTCTTACAACCAGGTACTCACCGTTGTCATATTCTTTAGGTACAAGAAGAGTCTTCTTTTTATATCCAGAGCTTGTTCTGTTTAGTGGGCCAGCAGCAACAGATAAATCTCTATATTCAACTTCCATATACTCATCACTGTCTACTTGGGTAACAGTATCGTCTTTTCTTCTTGATGGGGGTGGAAAATTTGAATCTAATTCTTTTCCTTCCATCGAGATCATTTCACCATTTCCTGTTAGTAACCATTCAATGTTTAAGTCTGGGTAATTTTTAGTTATTTGCTCTAATTTTTCAGGAGCAATACTTAGCCTTATATTATTCACATATGCATTAGATGCACCTATTGTCTTTTCAAAGCTATTTATTTTAATGCCTTTAAACTTAATATATGCTCGTAACCTTTCTTTAACACTCATTGGTAAATTTTTATTCCTGAAAATCAGTTGTTTATGATTTAAATTAGTAAAATGCACTAAATTTATTTTGTTATAACAGAGTTAAATTATAAATTTGCTCTATAAATTAGTATTATTTACTAATAAACAAGTTTCAAACACTTGAGTATAGCAAAATTAACTAAAAAATAACAACAATTAGTAATACACAAATATTAAAGTTATGGAAAACGCAAAAAAAGAAGTGATTACAATTAAGGGGATGTCTGTAAAATTTGGTGTAAGCATTATGACTATTTATAGAAAATACTTGCCAAATCTGGAGCCTTTATTTAAGGAGAAGACTGTCATCTATTATGATTGGCAAAAAGCAAAAGAGCTTCATGAGAGCTTTAATAGTAAGCTTAAAAACTTCAAAGTTATCGCCTAATCCTAAATATTATGGAAAATAAAGTAAAACCAGAGGTGTACACTATAGAAGCAACCTTAAAGTATTTAGGTATTAGCCGTACAACATTCGAGAGATATGCAAAACAACATCTTACTCAACTGGAGCTTGATAAAGGAAGAAGATTCTGGTTGTGTGATGAAGTTCATGAAATGAAGATTCAGATGAAGAAAGTTAAAAGTGAAAAATATAATGTAATTGCTTAAAATCACAAATATGTTACAACTATTTAATTACAACTCTTAGCGCTATGCGAAATTACATAGCGGCTGATTTACTGAAAGTTAAAAATGGCGATAATGGAGGTAGTCAGATCGCAGAGCTTTACAACTTCCTAAGTACAATTATTAATTCTAACCCAGATAAGTACAAAATATTATAACAATGAAAACAAATGTAGTAATGCAAAGTACTGACAGAAATTTGTTTGGTACTATTATAAGACAAAACACGAAAGATGGACAGAGTTTCTCTGTATCTGATTTACAAAAGGCATATAACCATGCAAGATTTCAGTATGGTTGGAGTGATAGGAGAATTGAAAGAGTAATGGTAACTAAAGACTTTCAAGAGCGGGTATATCATATTCTAAATGAACGTGGTATCATAAAAACACAAATTTGTGTTTTTATGGAAATGATTGAAAAAGAAGGCGTTGTAAAAGTATTGAAGGGCTTGAAAGTTTGGAAGACTGGTGGACGAGGAGAAAACAAATCCACTTTCTGTGATCCTTATATCTGGGTATTGTTGGCAATGGAGTTAAATCCTTTAATATATGCTAAGGTTGTAATATGGTTAACTGACAGTTTAATATTCAATAGAGTTTTAGCTGGTTCCGAGTTTGCTCCAATGAATAGAGCAATTGCGAGAATTGTATCTACACCGGACTTTCCACGGTATGCAAAAGAAATTAATCTTAAAGTTTTTGGAAGGCACGAAAGAGGTATTAGAGATACTGCTACGCAAGACGAATTACGATTGATTTCTGATATTGAAAAATTCATTATACAATCTATTGACATGGGTATGTTGAAGAATGAAACACATTTATATAAAGCTATTGAATTATATAGAATCAAAAGAGCTGCATAATGAACCTAGAGGCTAAACTATCAAAAAGAGAAGCTGAAGTTGCTGAGATTTTAGCTTTCACGATGGACCGTTCTGCAGCAGCTGATAAGCTTTGCATTTCGGAGGGAACTCTTTCGGCACATTCATACCGAATTTATGAAAAGCTTCAGATTAACACTAAAGCAGAGCTTGTTATCTGGTGGTTTATGAAAAAGCTTGGAGTTAAGAAGGAGCAGATTCCTTATTTCAAATTAGTCCCAGTCCTAATTGTTTGTTTTGGGATATTATCAGAAAAAGAGATGATTTGCCGGAGACGCTTAAGAGCAGATAGGATGGCAAGAGTAGAAATAAAAATCACAGCATAATATGAAACTAAAGAAAATACTAAATGTCATTCTGGTTTTAGAGATCATATGGGTCTTAGCTATATCAGAAACTTCAGATTTAAGACTGTTAATGTGGACCATTGCAATGATGGGATTCACATTGCTCGCAAGAGTTAATCATAAGCAGGTATATCATTTTTTTCAAGAAAAGGAAAAGATATGAGACTACTGGCAATTTTATTCGGTATTGAGATTCTATTTATTGATCATAATACCCAGACTTACAAATATTGGTTCAACAATAAATTATACTAAAAATGTACGCAGATATATTAGAAAAGCCCTTAGGTGAAGTTACAGTGAATGATTTTTTTAGTCTTTTCTTCTCAAGCAAAAACATTATAGGGCAACGAGAACAAGAGATCCAAAAAGAAGAAGAGCCGGAAGAGCCTTCATGGGACAAATTTGATTATGGAATTGATGGATTAGCCAGGATTTTAGGTTGCGGAAAAACAAAGGCTCAAGAAATCAAAAATACAGGACTTCTGGACAAAGCTATTACAAAAGCTGGTAAGAGATTAATGATCCACAAAGAAAAAGCACTAAAGCTCTACCAAGACAACATTCATAAACTACAATAATAAAAATTCCCTTCGCAAAATGAAAAATATATTCTTAAAACAACTTAGTCTTTATCACTTTAAAGGAGTTACTAAAAAAGTTATTGATTTTACTAATCAAGTAACTGATATATGCGGTCCTAATGGTTCCGGAAAGACCACAATTTTTGACGCTTTCACGTGGTTAATGTTTGGTAAAGATTCTCATGACCGTAAAGATTTCGAGATTAAAACGCTTAATCCAGATGGTACTAATCTTAATAAGGTTGAGCATACTGTGGAAGGAATTCTTTCTATAGATGGTGAAGATTTGCTTCTAAAGAAGATCTACAAAGAAAAATGGGTAAAGAAGCAAGGCGAACTAGAGCCTACTCTTCATGGACATGAAGTCCTTTGTTATATTAATGATGTGCCTAAAAAGGTTACTGATTACACTAAAGAAATAAATGAACTTCTGGACGAAAGTTTATTTAAACTTATAACTAATCCAAAGTATTTTTCTTCTCTTCCATGGAAGAGCCAAAGAGACATTTTGTTTACCATTTCCGGGACAATTTCTGATGCAGAAATAGCTGCAGGAAATAAGGTGTTTCAAGAATTACTTGACAAAATAGGAGGCAAAAGTTTATCTGATTACAAAATCCAAAAAGCTGCAGAAAAAAAGAAATTAAAAACTGATCTTGACGTTATTCCTACTCGTATTGATGAAGTAGAAAAGGGCAAACCAGAAACTGTTGATTTTTCTGAAACAGAAATGATTTTGGCAAGCAAAAAAGAAGAGCTTCAAAAAATTGAAGATGAAATCCTGAATATCAATCAGGGGTATGATAAGCAGTTTGCAGATTTTTCTTCTGCCCAGAATGAGATTAATAAGTTAATATCAAAGCAAAATGAAATTGTATTTGCTGAAAAACAGCGTCTCAACCAGGGAAATTTTGATTTAAGAAATAATAAGCTTGAATTACAAGGTAAACTTACAGCTCTTGACAAACAGTTATTTATTAAAAAATCTGAACTAGAACAGAATGATAAATCAATTGAAACTGTCAACAAAAACATAGTTTCTCTTCGTGAGAAATGGACGAAAGAGAATGAAAAAGAATATGTAGCTACTGATTCCGGATTATTGTGTCCTGTATACAATATTATATGTGGGGATACTAAAGCAAATGAACTTCATGTTCAAAATCAAAATAAAGCTTTAGAAACCTTTAATACATATAAAATAGAGGCTTTAAACAAGATAAATGAAGAAGGACAATATTATAAATCTCAGATTGCACCTCTTGAAAATTATAAAATTGAACTTGAAAATTCAATTCAGGAAATAGAAACCCAAATTACTTCAGTAAAGAGAGAAATTAATGATTTACCTGATGAAACTGTAATAGAAGTCATACCAGAACAATTATCTGAATGGGTTGATATTGAGAAGGAAATTCAACAAAAGAAAGAAGCGTTAACGAGCGTTGAAAGACCTAGTACTTCAGAACAAGTATCTAAAAGAGCAGAACTAAAATCTGAAATAGAAAAATACCAGAATATTCTTTCCCGAAAGGACCAAATTGAGCGTGCAGATAAAAGAAAGGCAGAATTGGAAGCTGATGGCCGAAAGTTATCACAACTTATAGCTGACATAGAAAAAGATGAATATGTAGCTCAAAATTTTGAATTTGCTAAGATTGAAGAGTGTGAAAAGCGTATTAATAGCCGCTTTGAATATGTTCAATTCAAGCTTTTTGATACACAAATCAATGGATCTGTAATTGAAACATGTGAGGCCACTGTTGATGGTGTTCCGTATGCCGATGTAAATACAGCAAGCCAAATCAATGCAGGTCTGGACATCATTAATGTTTTGTCTTCTTTCCATGCTGTAGCTGCTCCAATCTTTGTTGATAACAGAGAGAGTGTAGTGGAGATCCGGATGACAAATTCCCAAATTATAAACCTTCGTGTAACATTTGATAAAGAACTTTCAGTAAAATAAAAGTATTATAATAATACTTTTAAGTGTATTTTAATATAAAAATATTTAATAACAATAAAAATCCCTTCGTATTATGAACAACGAATTACAAGCTGTAAGACAGCAGAATTTCACTTTAAATTTCTTTGATAGAGATCAAATGGAAGCTATTCAGCAAGGAGCAAAAATGCTGGCTCACTCTGATTTAGTACCAGATATTTACAAAGTAACTGAAAAGAATCCTTTAGCAAAAGCAATGGCCAATTGTATTATTGCTTTAGAAATGTCTCAAAGAATTGGGGCCAGTCCTTTGATGATCATGCAAAACATGATTGTTATATATGGAAAACCTTCGTGGTCATCTACGTTCTTGATCGCAACAGTTAATACATGTGGGCGTTTTGATCCGTTAAAATATCGATTTACTAATAAAGGCAAGTTAGGAAAAGTAGATTATACCGATTATGAATGGAATGGATCCAAAAAAGTGGCTGTAACAAAAGTATTTGATGGTACTAAGATAGACAACATCGAATGTGTTGCCTGGACTAAAGCAAAAGGAACTGAAGATATACTTGAAAGTACTCCTATAGACTTAAAACTTGCAATACAAGAAGGTTGGTATACAAAAGCAGGTAGTAAATGGCAGACTATGGAAAAACAGATGCTTACTTACCGGGCTGCAGCTTTCTGGATTAGAGCTTATGCACCAGAAATTTCAATGGGTATGCAAACAGCTGAAGAAGTACAAGATGTACAAACTTATGATGCTGATTTCGTAGTTGTAGATCAAAAAATTTCAGAGGAAATAAAACATTCTGCAAATGTATATGAAATTAAAATGCCAGAAGTTAACAAGCAAGATCCGGCTTCAGATTTAAATTCAGAACCTGCACCAAAAATTCCTACAGCTTCTCCGGAAATAGCTTTCCCAGAAGAAAAGAAGAAAAACGAACCTAATTTCTAAATACAATTATATGGACCAATTATTTGACAGCTCAATGCCAAAGCATGAACGTATTGTTCAACTGGAATCAATTAATAAAAATTCTTCGTTTCAACAGAAGATTTTTCCCGAATAAAGAAGAAAACGCAAATCTCCTTCGTGCATATCAATCTTTTACAGCTACAGTTAATAAGCAGATTGAAAATACTTCTGATTTAAGAGGTAATAAAATTCAGGCACTTAACAAACAGATTAAAACAGATTTGCCGGAAAGCTTTGTTATTTCAATTCCCATTTTCAAAAACTCAGTACCTGTAAGTTTTCCAGTAGAAATATGCATTGAAGAAACAGATGCTGGTGTAAGATTTTGGTTTGAAAGTATTGAATTATCTGAGCTTTTAGAATTAAGAGTTGATGAAATTTTCAGAGAACAATTAGAATATTTTGAAGCTTTAGGCATTCCAGTAATTCAGAAATAATTATACACATGAAGTTAATGGTATTAGGCAGTAACAGCGCAGGAAACTGTTATATAATTCAAGATGAAAATGAAGCTTTGATTTTGGAAGCTGGAATTAAGTTTTCAGAGGTTTTGAAAGGGTTAAATTTCAATATATCCAAAGTTGCTGCCTGTATCATTACTCATGAACATGGTGACCATTTTAATTATGTAAATGATTTCATTGGTAGGAATATACCGACCTACGCAAGCAAAGGTACATGGGAAGCAAAAAACATTAAAAGTGACAACATTCTGGAAGCGGGAAAAATAATACAGTTAGGGAATTTTAGAGTGTTACCATTTAAAGTAAAACATGATTGCGCAGAACCTATTGGATTTTTCATTAACCATCCAAAAATTGGCAACCTGGTATTTGCAACTGATACTTACTATTTACCAAACCGCTTTGCTAATGTTAATCACTGGCTAATAGAATGCAACTACAGAAAAGATATTCTGGATTATAAAACCCCGGAAGGATTCAATAAAGTACTTAGAGATCGTACTCTGCAATCACACATGAGTTATGATACATGTATTTCAGCTTTAAAAGCAAATGACCTTACCATGTGTAAAAATATAGTTCTTATTCACCTTTCGGATCGCAATAGTAATGCAAAAGAATTTCGTGAAGGAGTTGTGAGAAATTTTGGAAAACCAACGTACATCGCCCAAAAAGGGCTTGAAATCAATTTAACAGAAATACCTTTTTAATAATGAATACAAAACCAAATTTATACGATTACATTTTATCAATGTTTGTCGCTCAGGATGATTATAGACCTGAAATGATGAAGCCGTTTATTAGTGATAAACATTATTGTGCTACAAACGGGCATATTCTATGTGCTGTTAAAAAGAAAAATACAGGATTAAAATATTCTAAAGATAAAAATGCTCCTAACGCCTTTAAATTAATTGAAGATTTTGTTTATGATAGAGAAGTGGTAGTAAATAGAGACGAAATTATCTCTGAATATTTTAATTCCGAACACCAATGGAGAACAGAAAAGCTTCCATGTGAAAAATGTAAAGGTGATGGCTATGAAAGTTGTAAATGTTGTGGTAATGAATCTAAATGTAAGGAATGTGAAGGAACTGGTTCTTCTGATGAAGATGTACCATTCTCTAAAATAACCCTTGAAGGGGAAGATATAAAATTTTTAGACAGAAAATTAACCCCTTCTCTATTTCATAGAATAATCATGACAGCGTTTATACTTGAATCCAAGGAGTTTCACGTGAAGTATTTAGAGTGTAATCCTACAAATGCTATCTATTTCAAAATTAAAGAATGTGAGATGCTTTTAATGCCAAGAATTTGAATTAAAAGACCAACAAAATGAACAACACAAGAGATTTAGCTTACCATAATATACTGGAGAAGCTACCAACCAAAAGAAAGCAAGTTCTTTCCGCGCTAATGGAAATACAACCGGCTTGCTCGTTTGATATTGCAACTTATTTAGGTGTTCCGCCTAATGAGGTAACCGGCAGGCTAAATGAGTTGAAGATCTACGGATTTATAAAAATATTGGCAGTATCAGAAGGTGCAAAAGGACATCTAAGAGAGTTTTATACAGTTGTTGAAAGCCCAGCTGAAATAAAAAACCATCAAGATCAAATTTTGACCGCAAAAGAAGCCGAAATAAGACAGTTAAATGATGCAATTGATATTGTGCCTAATCAATTAGCTAAACGTGTCTTAATTAACGAGAAAAATAAGGCGGCGAAAGTTTTAACAATGGTACAGAAGGCAGCAGTTTAATTATTACTATCAAAACAAAGTGAAATGAAAGATCCAGCTTTTTTATTTTATACAGGTGATTTCATCTCTGGAACTCAAGAAATGTCATGTAGTGAAGTAGGTGCATACCTACGTTTGTTAATGTATCAACATCAACATGGCCAAATACCAAATAACAAATCAAGAATGATGCGTATTTGTGGAATATTCATTGAGAATGAGTTTGATGAGATATGGGATATTGTAGGAGGTAAATTTAACCAAACGGATAACCATTTGGTTAATAAAAGAATGACCATTGAGGCAACTAAAAGGAAAGAACACCGACCAAAAAAAATAGCATCAGCAACACTTGCTGGATTAATTTCTTCCACTAAAAACTTGACTCAAGAACAAAGATTTACAATAAAGAAAGCTTTTAAAATAGATGATTATTTTGATACACCAATAGAAGAAATTAATATAAAAGTAAAGGAATGGTTCAACATCGAGTTAACCAAATTGGTTAACCATATGGTTAACAATTTAGAAAATAGAAATGAAGATGAAAATAGAAATGAAAATATTATAAGTAATAATATTAATAAAGGAGGCTATAAAAATATTTTTGATAAGCAAACTTCTGTAAAAATTTTAAAAGATCGACCAATATCAATGGATAGGTGGATTAAATCAAGTAAGTTGAACAAAGATCAAATCATTGATAAGATTGATGAATTCGCAGAAAAGAAAATTGACTGGGAAGAAAATGATTGGAAAACTGAGGGTGATTTGGTAAAAAACTTTGAGTTCTGGCTTGCTAAAAACTCCCATTCTGTAGTAAACAACTTTAAAAATTGGACTTCTGAAGAATTCAAAAATGAAGTTGGAAAGTTTCAAAATACTTTTTCAAAGAAAATGCTAACTGACTTCCTTCGTTATTATCGACAACAAACTGAGAGTGGGAAAATGAGATTTCAGGAATTGAAAGCTTGGAATACCGAAGATCAACTTAAAATCTGGAAAGCAAATGAAAAATAATAGTTTGGGTGAGCTTTTAGAGCCATCCGGAAAACAAGTACCAAAAAATATTGAATTTGAAAAGCTTGTTATCGGTTCCATAATCATTGATTCAAATGCAATAAACATTGTAAAGAAAAGATTTGGAGATAAGCCAGAAATATTTTTTGATTCAAAACATATTGAAATTTACAATGCAGTTTTGGTATTACTTGAAGATGATAGACCGGTTGATATGATTACGATTATTGACCAGTTAAAGAAAACAAGTAAGTTGGATTTAGTAGGAGGTGGAAATTATATCATTGAGCTTTCTACCTCAATTTCTTCTACTGCAAACCTTGAATTTCACTGTATGTCTGTTTTGCAGGCTTACATATCAAGACAGTTGATAAATGTTTGTTCCGAGACAATTTCAAAGCTCTACAGGCCCGAATCAGATACGTTCAAAGATTTCGATTTTCTCGTTGATAAAATGAATAAAATCGAAGAGCTTGTTGCAAGTCAGGAGGATGAAAAATCGTCAGCAGAACTACATTTTGAGTTGATTGAACAACAGAAGCAGAAAGTTATTCCAGGTGTAGCTTCAAAGTTTCCGGCAATTCAATCTAAAACAAATGGATGGAGGAACGGAACTTTCAACATACTTGCTGCACGTCCGGGAATGGGTAAGACGGCTTTTGCTCTGGATGATGCTTTTGCAGCTGCAAGACGTGGGGAGCCAGTTGCCTTTGTTTCTCTTGAAATGGGAGCATTGGAACTACACCAACGAATGGTTTCAAATGAATTGGAAATACCTTATGATGCCTTGGATAAGCGAAACCTTAATGAAAATCAAATTTCAATGATGTACCAGACAAAAACCTTTGATAAGCTGCCATTCTACATTGTTGACAATACCAGTGATATGAATAAAATCTTTGCAAAGATCAGGTTATTGAAGAAGGAAAAGGGTATTAAGTTGGTGGTTATTGATTATCTGCAGTTGATAGATATAAGCATTAAGGGGGCTAACAGAGAGCAACAGATTTCAACTATTTCCAGAAAGTGTAAAAGATTAGCTCGCGAACTTGATATTCCGATAATTGCGTTATCTCAGCTTTCAAGAGCTGTAGAGCAAAGACCGGGTAAGCGTCCGCAGAACTCAGACCTTAGAGAATCAGGCGCACTGGAACAAGACGCAGATACTGTGAACTTCCTTTTCCGTCCGGAATACTACAAAATTGATACATGGGACCGTGAATGGGATGGGCAAACTGAGCTACCAACCAAAGGAGAAGTTGAGTTTATCCGATCTAAATTCCGTGGAGGGGCCCCATTTGAAGAGAGGCTTAAATTCCGTGGAGATTATCAAAAGTTTGTCAACATCGGAACTGATTTCGGGACCTATTCAAACCCTGTGCCTTTTGGAGATGCCGCAAGTGCTTTTGGAACAAATAATGATGACGATTTAGAATTTTAAAAACTATACTATGAAACTAAAATTAGTCAGCCGCAAAGTAGATAGGGACATCTTAGCATTTGAAACAGCATTTGGAATAACAAGAGAAATGATTTTAGGGAAATGCAGAAGTCAACAAATATTCTTTTCCAGGATAATAATTGCAAATGAAATCCGTAACACCAAAACTGAAGGTTCAAAAAAAGAAAGGGTTATTCATGCCGCAAAGATATTAAACAAAGACCCTTCTGCATTGTATTACTACCAGAAACAGTATGAGAGTGAACTCCTGTACAATCCAAAGTTCAGGGAGTTCCATCAAAAATTCAAAAGCGAACAAAAAACAATAAAGAAATCATGGAGACAATCCCAAACAACCAAACACGCCTTGAAATTGAGGCAAAAACTGAAGACAATATTACACAACTTAGAATTTTAGTTTCAGTAAAAACGGAATTCGGAGTGGTTAACCAGGTTAAACCTGTGGCAAATTATTTAGTATTCAATGAAAACAATATAGTAAAAGTCAAAGTTACCGACTATGAACCATCAAGAAAGTAAAATTCAAATTGCATGTGTACGCTGGTTTGCCTATCAATACCCGGCTTTATTTCCGTTATTCTTTGCTGTACCCAATGGAGGGAAAAGATTATTAACTGAGGCCAAAATAATGAAAGCAGAAGGCGTTAAATCTGGAGTAGCTGATCTACTTCTTCTCTATCCGAATAAAGATTATTCATTTTTGGCAATCGAAATGAAAACAGAAAAAGGAAAGCAGAATGATAACCAGAAAAAATGGCAAGCGGATATTGAAAAAACTGGCTTTGGAAAATATGTTATATGTCGTTCAACTGAACAATTTATAAATGAGGTTACTTCATATCTGAAAAGCTCTCAAAAATTCTAATAACTAAAGTATCATAATGATACTTTTTTAAATTCGATTTCATACTTTTGTTTTTATGAATAATCCTATCCCTATTAAATACAGGATTCAATATTGTGAACAATGTGATTCAACTTTTACAGCGAAATCAATTCGAAAATATTGCTGTCAAAATTGCTATTACAAGTCAAAAGAGTTGATTGTTTTCTGCAAATTATGTGGAGATAGGATTATTAATAAACATAGTGTGTCAATACATAACAGATTATTTTGTTCTAAAAAGTGTCAAAATAAATCAAGACAAGGAGTTAAGTTATCTGATGAATGGAAGAAAAAACTAAGTGAAGGCAGAAAAAACAGTGAAAAATGTAAAGGACCAAACTTATATAATTGGAAAGGAGGTAAGAAAACCCTGCTTTTTAGAATGAAACTTCATAGAATTAAAAGACAGCGATCCTTAAAAATTGATATAGATAAGAAATTTTTGTTTGCATTATTAATAGCTCAAAAAAATAGATGTTTCTACTGTGAAAAAGAATTTAAAAAAGATAGGTCTATTGATCATTTAACTCCTGTTAAAAAAGGTGGAGACAATCAAATATACAATTTAGTGTGGGCCTGCAGAAGTTGCAATTCAAAGAAGCATACAACACCATATGAAGAGTTCATGATTAAGATACAGAAGCCAATAGATAAATGGGAATTTGTTTTTACAACCGCATTAGTATTAAGGGAAAAAATAAAGTTTAAAAATGGAGAATAACAAGAAAATTTCAAAGAAATTAAAATTTGGTAAGAACCCTAGAATTATTACAAAACAAAAATTTGAACTTTTAGAGTCTCATTTAGAAGAACTTGGAGATCTGTCTGGTGTTGTTTTTTGTCACAATCATAAAGCATATGTAGGAGGAAATCAAAGGAGTGAAATATTTGATGGTGCTAAAATAGAAATTACCCAAAAATTTGATCCACCAACAGATAAAAAAACGATCGCCATAGGTTTTATACTATTTAAAGGGGAAAAATTTGCTTATCGTGAGGTAGTGTTCACTGATGAAATGTTTGATAAGGCTTGTATAGTTGCAAATAATTCAGGAGGAACGAATGACTGGAATTCCCTTTTCAATGAATGGAATATAGATGAATTAAAGGATTGGGGGGTTGATATTCCTATAACAGACCTTGATGAAGATGCAGAACCTGAAGAAAAACTTCCAAAGCCGGATGAAGATGACATGATTGCGGTTACCCTCAATGAAGAGGAAAAAGAAGTTTGGCTGCAGGCAAAAGAACATATTGGAATCAAAAATGACAAGAAAGCCATTTTCAGGCTAATTGAATTCATGTATCAATGCGAAAACGAAGAATAATCATGAGAAAAATTTTAACAACAGAAATTCAAAAGGAGAAATGTAATGCTGCAGCATTAGGTTTGTTCAATAGTGCTATGTCTTCCGGAGCACCTGAAAATAAAACTGCACAGGAAGAAAACAGCAATAATAACGAAGAGGAAAAATCTAAAAGATTAGAAATTTTGGAAGCTTCTCTTGCAAAGAAAGAAGCAGAGCTGCAAAGAAGATTTGATAATCACTTTGGAACATGGAAGCAAACAAATGGACAGCCAATGAATGATAAGCGTAACGGCGGTGCTTTCTTTAGAAAAGTTGAAAAACAGAATGATGCTATCAGAAATATGCAAGCATCAATCCAGAAAACGAAAGATGCAATAGATAGAGAAAAGTCAACAACTGCATACGTTAAAGGTGTTAAGTCTGGGCTACCGAAATCTATAAGTTCATTAATTGACAAAAAGGGACTTACACAATGGAAAAAGTACCCAAATACATTTTTTGTCCCGGGAGTTGAAAAAGCTAGAATTATTTGGAATGACAAAAAAAACAGAGTAGAACATAAATACACTAACACAATACAAGATCCGGAACAGCAAAAAAAATTTGCACAAATGTTCAATTCCCTTCATGCAGAATTCAATAAGAAATAACCCATGATTACACCATTAACAAATAGTTTTTTAACGAATCCGGTTCCACTACAACTTTCATTGCATCTTTGTTCACATAGTTGTATGTATTGTTTTTCTATTCTGAACAATCCAAAGCGTAAAGCGGATATAAAGAAAATTCTATCAGTACTTAAAAACCATAAGACCAGGAATGATATTACTTGTTTTTTCCTTCGTGAAAAATATCCGGTACTAATCAGTAATAATGTTGATCCGTTTAGTAAGAACAATCATGAGTTAACCAATCAGATTCTTGATGTTTTGATTGATCTTAATATTCCGGTGCAAATAAATACTCGTGGAGGCTATGGATGGCAGGAGGCAAGCGAAAAATTAAAACCTTCGTTATGGTATGTCTCCGTTCCTTACTCAGATGATGAAGTTAGAAAACTTTATGAACCAGCGGCTCCTTCACTTGATGAACGTTTTGATATGGTTAAAGAGATCATGAAAAAGCATAAAGTAATGATTGGTATTAACCCTTTTGATGTTCAGTTTTCAGAAAACCATAAAAAAATCATAGATCAGTATTCCGAAATAGGTATAAAATACTTCTGGGTTAATGCTTTTCACCTAAACTATAAACAGCAAGCAAATTTAACTGACCGTCAAAAAGAAATACTTGGAGAAGATCTACTAACACGTGGAGCAAAGAAAGAATTTCCTACTGAAACAATCGAACTGTATTTAGCTATTAAAGCCTATGCAGAAGAAAAGGGTTGTACAATTGTGGGAACTCCTTCCGGGCATTATGAGCCATACTTTGAGGACCTATATTCTGTTTACCCTAAGACAATGCCGACCCAAAACGACTTTTTCAAATGGTGTGAAGAGAATAAAAAAGAAGGGGACTTCATTAGCTTCTCCGAGTTTTACGACTTCTTTGCTCCACTTCTTCCGGTTATAGAGGGAAATATTTCTTCTTACATCTACAACAAATCAAATTTAGATGACAAAACTTATAACAAGAAAATGCGCTTAACAAACGTACTTCACCCATACTGGGATAGTAAAGCCGGTTTAAACCTGGCAAAGTATTATCCTGTTTTCAGTTGGGTGAAAAAGCAAACAGAAAGAAAGCTTGATTGGGTTAAAGATCCGGATGGAGATAGAATGTTAATGTACCACCCGAATAATTACAACACCAAAGAATATTTAATACTTGAATGATTATGAATAACAAAATTCCAATAAAAAGGGACCTTAAATTAAATGAAATTAAGAATCGTATTTGTAAAAGTATGGGATACGAATCTTTTAATGAGCTGTTAAAAGATAATTGCCTAAATAATAGTGCTTTTGTTGCCAGAACTCTTGAGCAAATAATGAATCAAATCATTTTTGAGTATCATGATAAAGCTTCTTCAAATGAGGTTAAGACAGAATTGAAAAGTGCTAAAATATTTGCAGCTGATTGTTTTGATGCATCTATGGTTTTAAAAAATCATTACAAAGAGCAATTCAATATTATACCAGTAGGTAAAATCGAAGTAAATGAAAACTCACTGTCTTCAGGTCCTATTACTTTACAATTAGAAATTGATACTAGTTCAATAGAAGATTTCTTAAAAGGAGTTTCATTCGGGATAAAACTAAAAAAATAAGCCATGGAAGAGAAAAGGGTATTTGGTTTTTCAGAATTAAAATATAATACTGAATCGGATTGTAAAGATGTTGAAATAACGCATAGTATGGCATTCCAATGTGAACTTATTCCATATTCTGACAATAATCACCTTGTAAATATGTTTGGTGGAACTCCAGCGAAAAAAGAAAGCTTTCTTTCAAAATATAAAAAGGGTAAGCGTCCACAGGGAAAACACCGGAGTAAACTAATAAGCTATATAAATTCCAAGGTAATACAAAGTAATCCATTAGTATTGGGATTTAACGAATATGAAGCTTTACAGTTTAAAAGAAGTAAGCTGTAAATAATGTGACTTTTGTTCACAATAACCAGAATAATAAGCAAACGATAAGCAATCGAGCATGGCAGGAGGTAACAGAAAGATAAATGAGCACCCAAACGCAGGTAAGGGAGGCTTTGCGCAGAATCCCCAGAACATTAATCGTACAGGGGCAAATCGCAAGTCTTTTGCTGCTGTAAATGACGCTCTGAAAAAGAAAGGAATTCAGGCGCTTACTAAGAAAGAGCTTATAGAGTTCTATACCCTAATTTTCAATGCAACAGAAGATGAGCTTAAAAGGCTTGTAGCCGACAAAAAACAGCCGTTGGCACTTCGCTATATCATTGCAGAATTGAACGACAAAACAACCCGGAGCAAAGCAATAGCAGACCTCCGGAACTATATGTTTGGACAGGCCCAACAGGAAATTAATCACACTGTAAAGGCCCGTGTGTTAACTCCGGAAGAGGTGAAACAGCATTTTAAAGATCTTGAAGATAATTACTAATCATGTTAAGCATAATATCAATTTGTATAAGTATAGCTTCAATAGTTCTGAACACCATAAATATAATTAAGTTCAGAAAGCTAAAGAAAGAAAGTGAGAGTCTATTAAATACTTACAGAAATAAATGTCTGAATCCTTAGAAATACGTGATATTGACGCAACTAAGACGTGGGTTTTAAAGTCTACTCTTAATTTCACACGTTATTTCTTCAAGGAAAACTACGGAAAGAAGTTTATTGTTGGGGACCATCATAGGAAAATATGCCAAGCTCTTGATGATGTTCTAAAAGGTAAAATAAAACGCCTAATCATTAACGTAGCCCCTCGTTATGGGAAAACAGAGCTTGCAGTAAAGTCTTTCGCGGCTTGTGGATTTGCAATAAATCCGGCTTCTAAATTTATACATCTTTCATATTCGGATGACTTGGCTCGTGATAATAGTAGGGAGGTTCAAAATATTGTTACAAATGAGGCTTTTCAGGCTCTTTTCGATGTTGAATTAACTTCTGATTCAACAAAAAAATGGCATACGACTGCCGGAGGTGGTTTCTATGCAGTTTCTTCAGGTGGACAGGTTACCGGATTTGGTGCTGGTACTGTTGATTCTGAGAATAATTATAAGTCGAATGAGTATGATTACACTGATTTCACTAATGAAGAAGTTGAACTTATTGATGAAATGCTTCCTTTTGGGGATTCAGAATTTGCAGGTGCAATTATTATTGATGACCCGATAAAGCCAGATGATGCGCTTTCAGATCAGAAGAGGGAGGCGGTTAATAATAAGTTTGATACAACAATCCGAAACCGTGTTAATAGTCGTAATACTCCGATAATTATCATAATGCAAAGGCTTCACATGAATGATTTGTGTGGCTATCTTCAAAAGCTTGAAGGGGTTATTGGTGAAGATGATGATGGAGAATGGACCGTGATCGAGTTTCCTTGCCTTTACAATGATGAAAATGGCAATGAAAAGGCTCTTTGGGAACATAAACACACTGTTCCGGAATTAAAGCAAATGAGGCTTAAAAATGCATTCGTTTTTGAAACACAGTATCAGATGAATCCAAAGCCTAAAGAAGGACTAATGTATGATAGGCCTTTCAGAACTTATACGCCTGGTGTAATTCCTTATTCTGCTAAAATGTATCGTAAAAACTATACCGATGTTGCTGATAGAGGAAAGGATTATCTGTGTTCTATATGTTACACAGAAACAGAAACTGCGTGTTATGTTGAAGATATACTTTATACTCAGAAAAGCCAAGAGTATACAGAACCAAAGCAGGCTGAACAGCTGGCCAGACATAGAACTGAAAAGGCAAATATTGAAAGTAATAACGGTGGGCGTTCTTATGCTCGAAATGTAGAAGCCCAAACAAGAATTTTAGGCAATAAAATAACAGAATTTAATCCTTTTCATCAAGCTGAAAACAAAGCTGTTAGAATTTTTTCCAGAGCTAATGAAGTTTTAAACTTAGTCTATATGCCTGAAGGATGGGAGAAAATGTGGCCTGAGTTCTATAATCATGTTACAACATATTCAAAAGTAGGAACCAATGAATTTGATGATGCTGAAGACTGTCTTACTGGTATAGCAGAATATTTTGGAGAGGATGACGGTGACAGCGCTGAAGGATATTTCTAAAACTAAAAACTAACCAACCATAAAAACACAACCATGAACCCAGACGAATTAAAAGAATTAGAAGCCGCACTTGGTTCTTCCAGCAGTGAAGAAATTGACAAAATAGTCACCAAGTTTAAGGATAAACGCCCAACTCCAGAACCAGAAGTTGAAGAAATAAAAAAACAGCTTGACCCTGAGCAACACGATGTATTTGATGAACAAAAGCGCCCTAAAAAGAAGATAAAAGCAGATGAAGGAGAAGATGCCAATGCTGGTACTAAAACGGTTACAAAAGACGGTAAGAGATCAACAATCCGTCTGAAATTTGAAGAAGTAGCACGTGTTGGGTTATCTTATCAAAGTAAGATCATAAATACAGCTGCAGCATTTGCTTTTGGGACGCCTGTAAAATATACAAGTGATACTAAAGATCCTAGCGAATTAGCCGTTCTGGAAGCTCTTAAAAGGGTAATCCATGATAATAAAATGCAGTACTTTGATCAGGATATTGCTCAAGAGCTTTTCGGCTTTACTGAAGTAGCTGAATTATGGTACCCTATGGATTCTGGAACGGAACACCAAAATTACGGGTTTCCCACTAAAATTAAATTGAAAGTGTCGGCCTTCAAGCCATCAAAAGGAGATAAATTATATCCTTACTTTGATGCAACTGGTGACATGATTGCATTTGGAAGAACATTTGTTGTCAAAGAGGAAGGTAAAGATGTTGATTATTTTGAAGTATACACACCTGGAACAGTACACCAATTCAAAAAAACTGATGGGTGGGCACCGGTTGAAGGTTATCCAGTTAAAGTAAGTATTGATAAAATACAAATTGTCTATGGCAATCAGGAAAAACCTGAATATTATCCAGTTCAGAACATCATAAAGGATGATGAAAACCTGAGATCAAATTTCTCCGATACTAATGCATATCATGCGGATCCAACAACAGTTGTAAAAGGTAAAATAAATGGTTTTTCCAAGAAAGGGCAATCTGGAAGAGTCCTTGAGATTGGAACAGATGCCGATGTTTCCCTATTAGAATCAAAGAATGCTGCAGAAGGAATAAAAACCCAACACCTTATGAACCGGGAAGATATTTTTTCTCTTACTCAGACTCCGGATGTCTCATTTAACAGCATGAAGTCAATTGGACAACTTGGCGCAGCGGCTCAGAAGCTTCTTTTCATGGACGCACACCTAAAAGTTAAGAGTAAAGAAATTTTCTTAGGGCCTTACTTGCAGCGGAGGATCAATATTATAAAAGCTTTCATTGGTGATCTTAATCAACAATTAAAAGTGGCGTCTGAAACAGTTATGATTTCTCCCGAAATAACACCATTCATTATGGGTGACGACAAAGAAACGGTTGACATTGTTGCTACTGCAATAAATGGCGGATTCATGTCTAAGAAAACAGGCGTTCAGCAACTTGGATGGGCTCCTGATGTTGAGGCTGAACTTGCTCAGATTGCTACAGAAGAACAAGCCGCCAATACATTAAACATGTTTCCACCAGCACAATAAATAAAAACACCTTGCCATGAGAAGAATTTTAACAACCGAAATAGACAAAGAAAAGTGTAACGCTGCTGCTCTTGGATTATTTAATGCAAGTGTTTCAGCCGATGAAGGCAATAAAAGAGGTATTTTGAAGTATGGAGAAGTTGGATTTGCTGTATATAATAATAATGAACAAGTTACAAAGGCTTTATTTGGAGATCTTGAAACAAAAAACGGTTATCAAAAAGCAAAAAAAACAGTTGAATTTTATAAAAAATTCAAAATTGGAGGTGAAAGTGCAAAGTACAGAATTGCAAAAGCTAAAAGTAGATATGGAAAAGAAGAATAATTGTTATGGGATTTGAATCTAACTTCGATATGAATGACATTATCAAGAACCATGAAGAGTTTCTAAATAATGTTATAGAATCAATGAAAGAGGCAATGATATTTGCTTTAATAGAGGTAGTTAACCTGGCAAAAAGTACCAACACATATACTGACCGAACAAATAACCTAAGATCTTCAATAGGTGGAGTTGTATATCATGGTGGTCAAATGGTCCATTCTCATTTTGAAACTTCCGGAAAAGGAAAAAAAGGAAATGGTAAAGAAGGAGCATCAAAAGGACTTGAGCTAGCAAAAGAAAAAGCTTCGGAGGTAGAAGTTGATGGATTTGTTTGTGTAGTTGTTGCCGGTGAACACTATGCAAGGTATGTAGAAAACAAAGGTTTTGATGTTGTCACAGGATCTTTTCTTCAATTTGGAGATATTCTTGAAGAAAAGCTTAAAACTGTTGAAGAAGTATTTGGGATTAAGTTTAATAAGTAATAACCATGCCAGATAAGCGATTAAGCCGGAAAGATATGCAGCGGAATGCTGCCAGAGAAGCTTTATTTCAAAAGCTTCAGAAGTTACTGGAATTAAATTTTGAGTTCATGGTTAATTTGCCTGGTGTATTTCAGGCATTGAAAAGCGGGAATGATAATTATTCTCTTCTGCTTGATAAGGCAGCATTAAAACGGCTTAACTCCTATTTATCTGCAAATCGAAATCAATTTGTAACAACATTACTTAATGGTATTCAGGAAGAATGGGACTTTGCTCAAGGTCGTTTCTGGGGAGGAATGCGTACTAAATACGGTAAAACACTTGATCAGGTAAAAGCTTTTGAAGCAATAAAGACGGAAGCAGAAACAAACTCCAGAATAAAGGTAAATTCTGCACGAAAATTCTTTAATGAGCAAAAAGGCGGACTAACTATTTCTAATCGAATTTGGCTCGCTTATGACCAAATACCAAAGGAAATGGATGTTATGGTACAGAATGCAATTAAAAGTGGGCAAAGTCATGATGATCTTGCCCGCAATTTGCAAAAGTATCTACGAGATCCGGATAAACTTTTCAGAAAAGTAAAGAACAAAGAAACTGGAAAGCTAGAATGGTCTAAAGCTGCAAAAGATTACCATCCGGGACAAGGTGTTTATAGATCTTCTTTCAAAAATGCAGATAGACTTGCCAGAACAGAAATAAACCGTGCTTATCGTTATTCTGAGTGGTTAGGGTACCAGAATAATGACTTAATTTATGGCTTTGAAATAAGGCTTTCAAATAACACAGAAAATCAATGTGAAACCTGTAAAAAGTTGGCCGGTATATATCCAAAGTGGTTCATGTGGACTGGCTGGCATCCTCAATGCCGTTGTAGTATGGTACCTATACCAATGCCGCAGGAAGACTGGAAGCGAAAAATGCAGTATCGTGCAGCCGGGAAGATAAAAGAATTCAAGCCTAATTTCATAGAGAATCTTCCGGATAACTTTGTAAATTATATGGTTGAAAATAGTGAGCGTATTCTCAATGCTAAAACTCTTCCTTACTGGATTAACGACAATGAAGAACGACTGGCAGAGTATTTATAAAAAACAAGGGGCTTAGTTGCCCCTTTTATTATTTCCAGAAAATAAGTCTTCCGGCAACACCGATTCGGTAGAATATTTTACCTTCAGCTTCTAGTTTTTCCAGAATTGGTTTTACATCCTGAAAAGAAATATCCAAATCATAGCACATTGCAGCTGCATAAGTTCCGCAGTTTCCTCCTGTTTTGATTTTCTTAGCCTTAAAAATTTCGCAAATAGTTTCTTCGAGTTCCATTCTGCGAAAATACGGCTATTTTATGGTTAACTCTTTTTTAGTTAAGTCATATATGATATTTTGTAACTGGTGAATGAAATCTATATCAACAGATATTCCATAAGGTTCATCATTGCTAGTAATTATCAGACATTTTGTTTTTACAAGAATGGAAAGTTCTAAATCATCAATGTTGATTTCGCAATTCTCAAACCCTAACTTAAAAAGCCATTCTTCTGTTATTGGAATTGGGCTGAAATCTTTTTTAAATTGTTCTGGATTCTCATGAAAACTACATATATATCTATCATCTATGGTTATTACTACTCCAAACCTATTATCAATAAGTTGGCTTACTCCATATCTTAATTCTTTCAGGTCCATAATTCAAATTTTATTTATTAATCCGTATAATCTCGACCTACAAAGAATCCAAGCAAAAGAAAATCGATAGGATTAACCTCAGTGTCTTTCTTAGGCGTGAATATTAAAGAAGAGGAATAAGTACCAGGAATATATTTAATGTTGTATTTACTTGAAATAACAATTCCTACACTATTTGTTTCTAGTGCGTCTCTAAATGCGTCTATATGGTCGTTTTGAGCGACATGTTTTATTTCTTTCATGTTGTAAAATTAGTTTTCAATTTCCGGGTTGTGTTGTGGGTTACCGTATTTTGAAATAAAACCACATTCAAGGGGGTGTTACTACATTTATCTGTCGCCTGTCGGTATTTGCTTATTTCCCTCACGATTTATAGATAGCCAGACTTAAAGCTTTACTTGCTGTTGTAGGTTTACGCTAACTTCTTACCTTTATTTTTGAATGTGGTATTGTAAAAATTGCGAGATATTACGAGAATCTCGCATTATATATCTCCACAGCCTTTTTAATTGCTGCTTCGGTGGCGGATTGTCTATCAGTGTATAGTCCATGCGTAAGTTCTTTTTCGCCATTTCTCACGCAACTAAACCAACCATTTTTAACAGGCACAGCATATACCTTTAATTTAACCGTATCCAGCCACTCAATAGTTAATGAATTCAATAACATTTTATTATTGTTTATCATTATGTCCAAATCACTTTTGTTAGCCTGAAACTTACTCAGAGCCTCTTTTGCTTTTCCTTCCATTATTCCTATTTTTCAAATACTCGTTCCAGATCAATGCCAACATAATCACATATATCACTCATATAAACAGAGAAATATCCGTCCATTAACTTCATTTCAACGCCATGCTCAAAATCCGTAGCTGACTTAATCAGTTTGTAAAAGTCATCAATTTGAAATGTATAAGGGAAAATAATGACATCCTCCTGTTCGTTTTCGTTTAATTGCCAACGATAATCTATATTGTTATCGTTTATGTATTTGTATAATTCTAATTCGGTCATTATTTCAAATTTTCAAGTTCTTGTTTGACTTCTTGCCAGTAATTAAGGCATTTTTCTCCATTAATTGAATCTATAAGCCAGTCAGAAGTTTCTATAAGATTAACAACGCAAACCATGGCATTTACTCTTGCTAGTTCAGCAGCTACTTTATCGTCTCGTATAATATCATTAGGAATCATTTCCATAAACTTTACTTTTAGGTCAATTGCTTTATCTTTAGCTTCCATATATCTGTTTTATTGCGGTTTCGGTTAGGGTTAAGTTTAAGTCTGCATAAGCTAATGCATCTATGTTTTGCCCAAACAGATCGCCTCCTCCTAATCCGTTTTCATCACAATTCATAAATTGGAATGTACTAAGGAATATAGTTAGCTTTAATTTTTTGTTGATGACTTCAACTTTAGATTCGAATTCAAATCCTTCAAAAAGAACCTTATCCTTTGCCTTTCTATATTCTTCAGCTTCCCAGAAATAAGTATTATTAGGTTCATTATCTGAATCCATATACTCATTGACATTAGGTTCTTTCAAAATATTCCTGTTTTCATCTACTGGCACAAACATCCATAGTGCGAGTGACTGTTTTAGGAATTGGGCGTATTTTAAAATATTTTGATACAATCTATATTGAGGAATAATTGCTCCCCATTCATAAGTTGTTGGCTGATCCGTGACAAAAGTTGTCATCGGGATTAGTTTATTTTCCATTGTCTAAATAGTTTTTTATTTCGGTTAATCCTTCTTCAGGTGTATAAACTTCTTTTTGAAAATCAGTATCAACAAGCTTTCCGTTAAGATTTGCCGTTATTACAGATGCTAGAAAAGATTCCCCTCCATCCATAGTAAAAATTGAATACTTTGCGGTTTTATCATCATTATACATTTCATATGCATAACAGGAATCTGGTCTTTGTCTATTTTTTATTATTTTGAAATTACTTAGTTCCATTGTCTTTTACTTTGTTGATTAGTTCTTCGATTTGATTTTCTGTTTCCTGTGCTGATGTAGTATAGTCGTCAAATTCACTTCCTTCTTCACAATCTGGATGTACTAACATTGATAACTTTAAACTTTGAATGATTTTTCTGGACTTTTCCAAAAGAGAAAGCATCTCTTCTGAGTGGTCGGGGACTTCTTCTAAGTATAAATCTGGTTTTCCTTCGTAATCTACATTTCCATGTATAATAAGATTCCCAAACTTTGAAACATATCCCTTTGCCACTAATTCAGGGTTTTCATTCCATAAAAGAATTGAATTTATTCCTTTCTCCGGCAGTCTATCACTTACCGGGACTTTTACATATTTTGTTTTCATAGATTTATGTTTAGTAATTTTTGATACTTTTTCTTTGTAGCTTCTGTTTTATGCCATTCTTCAAACTCTGATTCTGTTATTTCTTCATAATCAATAACAGATGAAGCAATCGGTTTGTAATGATTTTTCAAGGATTGTTCAGTATTAAAATTAACAGCAACAGTCAATGCATGTTCACCGTATTCAATAGGGACAAAAGTCACTTTGAAGTATTTCATATCTAAAATATTGGTGGTTTATGCTAAAAATTTATATCCTATTTTTACGCTTTTTGCTTCTTCTTCGGTATTAAATAGCAACATTATTGTATCTATTCTACCGTAACAATCATATTTTACTTCCACTACCCATTTATCTAATGCTGTATTGTGATTAAGTCTAATAACTTCCGTTACATAACAATCTACTAGGTTCATCCTTTTATTTTTAATATTAATTGTTCAACTTTTTTATAAAAAGTGACTTGAGAGTCTGTATTTATAGGTAATTTACCCAAACACTCTTCTAGCATAGATGTCATTTCTTGTAAATGATTTATCTTTTCGATATTCAATCCGTTTTTCATAGTCTCCAACATATCCCGACTTGATTTACTCAACTGGTTTGCAGGATTAGACAATACTAGATCAATAATTTCTATATATTTTACTTTCATAAATTAATATAATGGTAGGTTAGGTTTTATAAATGGTTGCCAATGAGATATAGTTCTAAGCCAATATCTACGAACTTCAATGTCATTTAAAGACATGCTATTTTCTACAGTTATTTCACCTGTTTCTGTTATCACTAAGACATCTTCTACCCCTTTAGGCTTCGGCATATCCTCTTCGCTTTCTATTCGTGTCCATCCTTGGTTAGTTTCAATCCCAGAAAGTGACTTTGGACGCCAAACTTCTCTTTTTGATTCTGTATCATCAAAATCCCTAGCAGCTATACCAAAGAAGGCATTACACCATCCATCCTCATCTACATAATCTTTAACTCTCTCCCAATGCTCCCCGTAGGCAGCCTTAATTGCTTGTTGTTTTGGCGTTTCCATCATAGTAGTGTTATGTTGTTAGGGTTTAAAATGTCTTGTTTACACTCGTAGCTATCGTTATAATTTCTTGATACCACTTCCGCTGCCTTCTCCAAAGAAGCCTGAGCTACTTCGCGGGCGTACTGATCCATGCATTTTTTAATATCTTCATAAGCTCCATAGTGCTTTAAAATACCTTCAAGACCAACATGGCTGAATATTATCTCTTCCAGTCTTTTAGTAAGTACTTTATTATCAGTTTTCTCAAAATCATATTTTGGAATATATAAATCCAGTTTTTTTAGAAGTGATCTAGTTTTGCCAGGCATATAACTACCTTTTAAAGGCTTATGCCCGTATCGGATGATAACAGCGCTGTAAATCTTTCTCCGGAAAAAATCTATATTGTACCCTCTGCCGAGAGTTTCTTTAGCTTCTTTTGCAGCTTGTAGAATCTCTTCATCGGTAGCAGCATTAGTAATTTCTTTGAATTTAGTTTCATATTCTTCTTTAGAATAAAGCCCTTTTCTGTGTTCTAGGTCCTTTAATTGTTCCAGTAGTTTCATAATAGTGATGTTTAATATTTTGTGCGACAAAATGTGTCGTTCTACTTTTTATTTTTGCTTTTAAAAATCGGATCTGGTTTAATTTCAGTTTCAGATATGTCATTTATATTACATGGTAATCGGTCTCCTTTTACATTTTCGAAAATGACAGCATTGCCAGAGATTGATATTATTTTTATTTTATCTCCTTTTTTGCCCCAGTTATGGCCTCTGAATATATTATCCTTGTTCAGCCACATTAGGAAGAAAATTAGTCTTACATTGTTGACAATAAATATTCTTTAATTCAGGCTTCCCCCAGATATTGGTTCCGCAATTACATGTGTACTTTAATCGTTTACCACTATTTTGAGATTTAGGAGCAACAACTTCATGAGAAACATTGTCACAAACAAGAATATCTAACTCAATGTTTCTTCTTTTAAATTCATTGAAAACTGTGATAAACTTTCCCTTCTTTATTGGAAAATCTGACAAATGTTGTCCAATCATTTTCCCTCCTGGCTTTCCTGTGTCTGAAGGCATAAGCCCAATACTTATCATAATCTGCATGAATTCCTTATTGTGATAACCTTCTCGTGATCTTTTTGTTCCAAATTCATTTTGCCACAAGTGACACATTTCGTGAACAAGTGCCTGATGGAATTCAACTGAGTAAAAATTACTTTCTGGGTTTATCGCAATCTCATGAAGATTATTACCTTCTTTACTCTTCCAGTTGTTCCGGAAAAATATTCCTGAAGCATTCCCAGACTTATTAAGTGTAATTACACATTCTGGAAGTTGGGATTCAAATAATTGATCATTATAAAACTCATATAGTCCAGAAAGGAATTTATATATTTTAAGTGTGTAATTCATTTTTTACTCTTTAATTTTTCAGCTAGTTGTTTATTCTTTGGGTAATTCTTTTTCTCGTTCTTTTTCAGGTAGTTATATTTTATTTGATTGATTTTAAGCTTCATTGTTTCTGTTTTGTACACTACAAATGTAAATATAAAAAGTATTATAATGATACTTTTTATTGAAAATTCTAATAACTTTTTCAATTTCATTATAGTATTATAATAATACTTCTCTTTTTTTGTATTGAGAATAACCAAAAGAAAAATTCAATTTCATTATGAAACAAAAATTATTAGAACTACTTAACGCCAAATATCTTGGTAAAGGCGTTCGAAAAGACGGTATTGAACAGTTAGCCAATTCACTTTGTATGACTGTTTCTACTGATGAAGAAGCTCAGGCACTTGTTGACAAGTTAACTGATGAACAAGTAACTGAATTTGTAAAAGAATGGCGCAAGACAGTGGATAGTGAAGTTACAAAAGGTGTTGATACTTATAAAAGCAAGAATCCTGCTCCTGCTGGATCTGGTGATCCTAATCCAGCGCCTAATCCAGAAGTGAAACCTGATGTAACAAACCCACAACCACAAGACATTGCTACAATAATTAAAGAAGCTGTTTCCGCAGCCGTTGAACCTTTCAAAACTAGACTTGATACTATGGACCAAAACACAATTGTGTCCAATAGGCTCAAATTATTTAATGAGAAAATTGAAAAGGCTCCTGATTACTTTAAAGAGAAGGCTTTAAGAGACTATAACCGTATGGCCTTTAAAGATGATGAAGATTTTGACGCTTTCATTAAAGAAACTGAAACTGATCTTTCTAAGGTTAATCAAGAAATCGCAGACCAGACAAACGGAGGATTTAGAAGACCTTTTATTAATACGGGGAATAGTAATACCCAAAAAGAAGAACCTTCTGCAGCAGTTAAAGAATACGTAGCGGAACAAGCTGCGGCTTCTAAAGCAGATAATCCGCTTGGTGGAAAAACTATTTAATTACTAATAACCTAAAAACACAAATCAAATGTACATCGAAAGAAGACAAGAAGAAGGACCACAGAAAATTGCCATCCTTCACAAGGTTGCTGACATTCCAGGCGGTGTTACCGTTAAAACAACTGGACTTACAGCATCAATACTTCCTGAAGCTACTCCTTTGGTTCCTGGTCAAAATGGAATCTGGAATCCGGTTGCAACTGCTGTAGTTGTAGAAACTGCGGCGGCTGATGCAACAACTTATGTTGTTAAGAAAGGCCATCTTTTTATTGTTGGCTCAAAGATTAACAAATCAGGAAATACAAATGTAACTATAACAGCTATTGACTCTAGTGATCCAGTAAAAGACACAATTACAGTAGATGCAACGCTTGCTGCTAAGGCGGTAGGGGCAATTCTTACAGAAGGAGGTCTTGGAAAACCTGTTGCAATCACTGGAGAATCTCAGAATATTAGAAAAGGGGAAAACCTATTTTCTTCTGCATGGGTAATTGCAGTTGTTAATTCAGCAATTCAGCCGGAACCGGGAAGTAAGCCAGATGGTGTTTACTATGTAAAGAATTAATCACATAGTAAGCTAAAATATAACTAAAAACTAATAACCATTTTTTAATCAAAAACTCAAACGATGATAAATCAAACATTAATGCAGGGACTTAAAGAAAAGGATATGCAGGGAGTTATTAACTCTTATGCATTGAAACCTTTTTATTTCCCAACACTTTTCCCATTAAAGGAAAACATGACTTTATCTTGGAAAACTTTGGAAGCAACTGTTGGGCTTAAAATTGCCGGAGACATTGTTTCAAGAGGATCTACAATCCCAAGAAAAGTTCGTGAAGCTATTGGTAAAATCGGCGGTACAATTCCAAAAATTGCAGCAGCTCGTGAAATGGACGAGAATGAGCTTAATGAATATGAAATTGCGCTTGCTTTGGCTGGTGGTAATCCTGATTTAAAAACAATTGTAGAATTCTGGGCAAATGATATGTCTTTCTGTTGGACTGCTGTTGCTTCACGTGTAGAATGGATGGCTTTACGTCAACTTTCAACTGGAAAAATAAAGGTAGATCAAGAGGATAACCAAGGTACTGTTACAGAATTTGACGTGGATTATCAGATTCCAGATAAGCAAAAACAAGGTGTTCAAAAAAAGTGGTCTGCTGCAGATGCAAAACCAGTTTCCGATTTAGTTAAAATCAGAAAGTCTTTCAAAGGTACATCTATCATACCGAATGTTGCTTTTATGAATGCAAATACATTTTCAACATTTGTTGAAAATGAAGAGGTAATTAAGAAGTGTGCTTCTTTTGCTCAAAATGCATTGGGGCTTTCAAATACTCCAGATCTAGCAATGGTTAATAATATGTTGGCAAGAACTCCATTCCTTCAAGGAATGAGCATTGCAGTTATTGATCAAGACATTACTGTTGAAATCAATGGTGAGCGTAAAACAGGAAACCCGTTCTTGGATGACGTTGTTACACTTACTGAAAGTTCTGTTCTTGGTAATACTTTCTGGAAAAAACCAATTGATATGAATTTAACCGGTTCAGCAGCTTTAAAGGTTATGAACGGTCCAATCATGATCAAGAAGTTCTCTACTGAAGAACCTGTGGCAGAAGTAACACAAGGAATTGCTAACATCTTCCCAGCTTGGAATGGTGCAAATAGATCAGTTCTACTTGACACAGAAAATACAACTTTCACCAAGTAATACAGTATGACAAATAAAGAATACCTAACAGGTCTCGTTTCCAAATTCGGAGTTTCTGAATTGGATATTGATATGATTTTAACCAGTCAAGGTCTTAATGGAGATTCAGAAGCTGACGTTAAAGCGGTTGAAGAGGCTGCTTATAATGAGTTTAAACAGCTTATTCCTATTCAAGAAGTTGCTGAAGGTGACTTGTCAATAAAATGGAATATGACCGGCTTAAAATTATGGTATTCTTTATTGGCTAAAAAGCTTGATAAGCCTGATTTACTGGCAGAATTAAATGCTCCGGATAACGAAGTTAATGACGCAAGTTTTTACGCATAATCATGATACTACACCCATACTTTCTTTACTATCAAAAGCCAGGAGCGGAAGCTTCACAAGATAGCGAAGGGAATTTTACTGAAGCCCAGCCGCTCCAATGGTTTTTTTTAAGTAAGTGTAGAAACTCAATCAGTAAAAACGGCCGAAAAGGAAACTTCAGATCCTTGGTAGATGGACAAACCTATGAATATTCATATACAATTTATGCTCCAAAGAACGAAACGATTTTACCAGAAGGTACACAAGTTCTGGTATACCAAGAAGAAATAAAAGATACTTCAATCATAAATGAACAATTTATTCAAGAAGGCATTAAAACTGGAAAAGTACGCGTGTACATGCCAATAGTAGGCTTTGAATCGGGACAACATAACACAAGAATCTGGATATGAATTCACAACAGTTAAACTCAGTAACTTATAAAATACTTAATAAAAGCTCCGAATTGGTTACAACATTAGGAGGTAGTATTTATAAAGGGAATTTTCGTCCCACTGATTCTCTTAAAGATGATATATGTGTTAATGTATTAGCCCTTACAGATAGAAGCCCACAGATTGGGATAGCAAACATAAATATTTATGTGGCTGATCAAAAGCAAACTATTTATGGTAAGGAAAACAATGTGCCTAACTATTCTAGGCTTTCTCAGTTATCTGATTTGGTAGAAAAGGCATTGAATGATGGGTTGACAGATCCGGAATTTGAAAATATAGGGTTTAGCATTCTTGAAAATAGAGATTTCCAGAATGAAGGAAACACGCGTCCAGAGCATTACCAGAATATAAGGGTACAATATATAATAACATAAAAATTAAAAACACAAAAAGCTAATAAACATGGCAACTTTAACAAAACCATTATTTACTTCCGGTTTGGTGCAGATTAATTTCAAAGGCGCTAAGATCGGAATGGTATACAAAGATTCTGCTAAGATTACGCAGGATGCACCAGATACTACAGAGCATTTTGAGGAAGGACAACCTTTCCCAGCTATTAGTGAAGATGAAATTAAGGCTCCTAAAGTTGAGTTCTCAATAATGAACCCAGATTCTCAATTTCTTCACACATATCTTGGTGGAAAATATGACAGTGCAACTAAAACTTGGGGGTTTGGTCGTACAACTACCATTCTTGATCCAGGAGAATTGGAGATTATTCCTAAGAAAGGATTCAAAAAAATTGTCGCAGCAAAGGCAAAGCTTACTGCTACAGTAGATTTTGACCTTTCAGCAAAGGGATTATTACTAGTGAAATTTATTGTTACTGCATTATTGCCTGATGATGAAACTAGGGAACCTTTTGAAACAGTAGAAAACATTCCTACTCCGTAAATCCCAAGAACACAAATGAGAACAAAGCCAATCATTTATTGGTTGGCTTTTTACTAAAAAACTAGCCATGTCAGAAGAATTAATTGATAATAGTATTCACCCAGAAGATAGCTCTCATTCGGCTATGTCAAGGAGAGAGATTACAAAACTTATTAATAATGGTTTTCCCATAACATTAAGCGAGACTTATGTTGAAAGGAAAAAGGGATTACTCCACTTATTCTCCAAACCGGAAAAGAAGACCAGAGAAGTAACTTATATCATTAAAGAGTTGACTTTCAATATTATTGATTTAATAGCACTTGAATCGCAGGGTTTAAACTTAAAAAATTACGAAGGAAAAGAAGGACTTGCTTTCAACAATAGTATATCCCGTAATGATATTAAAATAATGAGTAAAGTTATTGCTCTTGCAATTATGGGTACTGATTATGAATACAAAGTTATTACAGGTAAAAGAGAGAAGTACATACGCGATGAAGAAGGATTAAAAAAGATCCAAAATCACCTTTCACAAAATTTACATCCTTCAGATCTATTTGGTATTCTAAACTTAATAGATATACACAGTAATCTAGGGGATTTTACAAACTCTATCGGGTTGATAACCGGCGCAGCAAAAAGAGCGAGTCTGATAGAGGAAAAACAACCGGATTAAATACTCCTTATGGATTTCGTGGATATGTATGTCAACAGCTCCATTTTTCTTGGGAAGAGATACACTACAAAATTCCATATAACACAATATTAAAAATCATAAAAGATCTTCCTGGATTCGATGATGATCAGAAAGAAGACCCTTATGAAAACTTAGAAGAAGAAGTAACAGAGGATGATCCTGAATATATAAATAGCGTGGTAGCATCGCTTAATGCTGCAACAAAAAAACAAAAGTAACCATGGCAGACATCAACGGCGGAGAAATTAAATATACTGCATCCCTTGACATTGAAGCATTGAAAAAGGCTCTTAAAGATGGTGAGGGAAATATTCTGGGATTTACTGATGTTGTAGAAAAAAGTGGAAAAACAATTGATGATGTTTTTGACGCAACAAAAGAAAATATAAGCATTCAAAAGGAAGTAATTGCTGAACTTGAATCACAGTATAAAGCTTTACAAAAACAGATTGAGAATATGGCTCCTGGCAAAGCTAAACTTGCTGTAATGGGTGAAGCCGCTGGTATTGCTAAAGATATTGAAGCTGAAAAAAAAGCTCTTACTGAACTTGAAGAACGTGTTAAGAGTAATGCCCAAGAGCATGAGAGCCTTAGATCAAAACTAACCAAGGCTAAAAATGAAATGGCTGAATTAATTGATAAAGGCCAGAAAAACAGTGCTCAATATGAAGAATTAAAAAGAAAAGCTAAGGAGTATCAAAATGCCCTTAAAGAGGTAGAGGATGAAATGAATGCCATTGCCGGAAGTAGAGCCTTAGATGTTCTTATTGGAACCATGGGGATAGCTTCTGGAGTTCTTTCAACTGGTGCAGGTGCAATGGCATTGTTTGGTGCAGAAAGTGAGAACCTTGAAAAAATTATGGTTAAGCTTCAAGCCGTTATGGCTGTTGCTATTGGTGTACAGCAAATAGCAAATACCTTAAATAAAGAAGGAGCTTTAATCCAAGGAATTGTTGCTTTACAAGCAATGGCCCGGTCCAGAGCAGAAGCTTTAGCGACTAAAGGCACATGGTCAGCTGTTGTAGCTCAGAAGGCTTATAATTTGGTTGCTTCTGCTAATCCTTATGTATTACTCGCAGTAGCAATTACAACTTTAGTTGGTGCTCTATATCTAATGTCTAAAGCTAGTGATCGTGCTAAAACTGATCAGGAAGAGCTTAATAAAGCTATGCAGGATAGTATTTCTGATGCTGCAAAAGAACTCACACAGCTTGAATTATTATATAGAACAGCCATCAATGACAAACTAAGCCGGGAGCAAAGGCTTGCGGCAACAAATGATCTTATAGCTGCTTATCCCGGATTATTTAGCAACATTGAGCAGGAAATTATTATGAATGGCAAGGCAGAAGCTGCTTATCTGGCAGTAAAGGCTGCAATTCTTGAAAAAGCAAAAGCTCAAGCAGCTGAAAAAGTTCTTGGTGATAGGTTTGATGCCCATGTAAAAAAACAAGAAGAAGCCCGTCAGAAGTTAAATGAAGCGTGGGAAAGAAGAGAACAACTTAAAGGTAAAAATCCAAACGAAATTACTGTAGTTAGATCAGGAGGAAATAAACTTAACCAAATTATTAAAGGTGGTAGGGCTGGGGATTTATTTAAAGAAAATACTAAAGAGATCCAAGGGTATATAAAAGATGTGAAGGATCAAGAGACCGAATTTAATAAAGCTAATAAGGCTATTATTGATATTGCGACTGAGTCTAAGGCAGCATATTTTAAAGCTGTAACTCCTCCCGCTCCTGGCAAGGGAACAAGACCTTGGTATGAACAGCAAATAACAGATCTTGAAAAAGCAAGAGATAAAATGGTTGTTGGATCTAAAGAATACATTAAAAAGACTGCAGAAATTAAAGCGTTACGAGATATACTAAATCCTCCTAAACCTAAGAAAGATAGAAAACCTCGTGAACGTCAAATTGCAGAAATATTTCCAGAAGGTACCATTCCTGATTTAAAAAGGAAAGCTGATCTATATCAAGAAGCTATTGATAAAGTTGTTGATGGCAAAGTTAAACTTCAAAAGCTAGATCAATTCGGACAGTCTAAAGATAAAAAAGGGAATCCTTATTATACTGGTGAAGTTGTTTCCCTTGAAGAAGCAATGAAACGTAGAGATGCAGTAATTGAGCAAAAAAATGCTCTTGAGCGTGAAGTAGAATATAAAAACATTATGGACCGAGTTTCCACTAACTCTAAATTATGGGAACAATACTATGATGCTATTAATAAAATAGGTATTGATAAGGCAAAAGAGCTTTATAAAGGGCTTCTTGATCAGGATAAAACATATTATGATTACCTGAAGAAAACTCAGGATAACCTTCTTAAAATACCTGTTGAAAAACTTTCTCCGGAGCAAAAAGATGCGCTTCAAACTGTGACCAATGCAATGGACACAATGACTGGTAAAATCCAGCCAGTTGAAAAGTTCAATAATGAGTTAGAGCAAACTCTTTCCACTTTTACCACTACAGCCGAGAAAATTCAGTACCTGCAAAAAATTGTTGATGAAAACAATAATTCTGAAGGCTATAGTAATGGGAAGTATTCTTCTGCTCTCGCACGTTTAAACGATGAGAAAAGGAATTTGACCACTGCTTATAACGATATGTACGCTCAGTTTAAACAAGATTACCAAAATTTTGAGGTTCAAAAAACTCAAATTGCTGAAAGATGGGCTAGGATCAGAAGTACAATCGAAAGCAGATTTAACAATGGAGAAATAGATAATGCTGAAAAGCTTAGACAATTGAATAATGCTGGACAAGCTGAAGCCGAAGAATACTCAAAGGGCTTTATGGATAAGCTATCTAATAATCCAAATTATCAAAAAGCATTTGCCAATATAGGAACTCTTTCTATTAAAGATCTGAAAAATGTTAGAAATAAATTACAACAAGAACTAGAATTACTTAGAAAATCAGGTAAAGGAACTCCTGAGGCTATTGAAGCCATAAAAAGAAAAATTCAGGAATTTGATTATATAACAGGAAATAAAAATCCATTTGAAATTTTTAAAGATGCCATAAAAGCTCTTGGTGATGAAAGTGTTTCTACAGAAGATAAATTATGGAAACTCGGAGAAGCTGGTGCAGCATTGAGTGGCTTTTCTAATCTGTTTAAGTCAACCATTAATGACATAAAAGGAGCTGCAGAAGATCTTGGATTTAGTTTAGATAATGAATTTGGAGATATTCTTGACAAGATGCAGAACATGATGGAGGGGTTTGATCAGATTGGCCAAGGTATGCAGCAATTTGCTACCGGTGGACCCGTTGGAATGGTTACCGGTAGTATTAAAATGATTGGTGGCCTCATTAAATCAATATCCGGATGGTTTAACAATGACAAGAAGAAAGAACGTCAAATTAAAGCTTGGGCTAATGAGGTTAATAATCTTAAAAATGCTTATGCGGATCTGGAGCAACAGATAAAAAAGGCTCTTGGAGAGGATGTTTACAAAAAACAGCAAGAAGAGATCACTAATCTTCGTAGACAGCAGCAACTTATTCAACAGATGTCTGCGAAAGAAGCAGATAAAAAGAAAAAAGATCAAGGTAAAATTGATGACTATAACCGTCAAATTCAGGATATAAACCGCCAAATTGAAGATATTCAGAACAGTATTACTGAGAGAGTTCTTCAAACTACTGCAAAAGATGCGGCTAAACAATTAGGAGATATTCTGGTTGATAACTTCGGCCGTGCTGAAGACGCTGCAAAATCTCTTGAAGATTACACTAACACGATATTTAAAAACATTGTTAAGAATGCCTTGAGTATGAGGCTTGAAGAAAAGATGCAGCCTGTTTTGGACGACATGCTAAAGGCTGTAGGATTTGATAAGGAAGGTAAAGGAACATTCAAGCCATTATCCAAAGAGCAATATGATGAATTCAAGAAAAAAATAGCTGATGTTGCAAAATATGGACAAGATGTAGCCGGAATGTTTAGTGATATGTTTGATAACATTACTATTCAGGATCCCAAAGGGCTTGAAGGAGCTGTAAAAACTATTTCTTCTCAGGAAGCAGGGGAATTAGTGGCCCAGTTTAATGCTTCAAGAATTATTCATGGAAAGCAACTTGAAGTAATGCTTCAAAACCAACCAACATTCAAGGATATGTTAGCTCAATTAGTTGCTATTGAATTTAACACACGTAGGCTTCATAAAATGGCTGATGATATAGCTGACTTAAATAGAAAAATAACCAAAGGTTCTGACTTGTTTATGTCTGGACTTTAAAAAAACACAATAACCATGAAAGATATTATTGAATCTGCACAAAAAAAAGGTATTTGCCAGGAGTTCTTAGATGAAATGAAGAAAGCTAAAACAATCAAGCCTTTTGTTAGAATGTTTTTTGATCATGATGACTGGTCCGGAGAACATGATTTTCCAGAATTAGACATTGCTAGAAAATACAGAGCTAAAGCTATAAACTATGGAATATTTGTAGATATAGAAGAGAACATTGATTTTCTAAATGTTGGTGAAATAGCCTTATTAGGAAAATCAAAAGGTAAAATTCTTTCTTTTGGACATGATGTTACAAAAGTTATTGTTCGTCATGATTCTGAAATTCAAATAAAAGCCGTAGGAAACTCAATAGTGTATGTGAATCTTATTGACAACGCAAAAGTTGATGCAATAGCCGAAGACAATGCTCAAATTTTCATATACAACTACGGCCCTAACACTCATTATAAACTTTCTGGAAGAGCTACTGAAGTAAAGAAGACATGGGGGTAATAGACTATAGCCTTAATGGCAAACAATTTAGACAAAACAAAATCTTCATTTCTGGAGGTTTTAGAACTCTTTTCTCGGAATTAAAGTTAAGAGAAACTAAAGGTTATATCTGGAAAAACATAAATGGTATAAAAACAGATCCCTCTGAAAAACCTGTTTTTGAACCCAGAGAAATAACGCTTTCCGGATGGGTTGAAGGTGATAGCTGGGAACAAATGAAAGAAAATTTCAATACAGTAATGATTGATTTTACTAAAGCGGGTACTCAAAGATTAATTTGTGATGCCTATGGAAAAAAGAGTATTGTATGTGATGTTAAACTAAAAGATGGTTTTCCTCTTTTAGAAGGCAAAACAAAAGATGGTAAAAATATTGGTCTATTCACTTTGAAATTAGTTGAAGAGAATCCTATAAAGAAAATTTTATATACTGAAAGTTCAAATCTTCAATTATCATTTTTGTCTCCCAAAATGGTTACTGTTAACATTGACGGTAAAGCCCAGCAAGCCAAAGGAAATATTATTATTAATAAGACATTACCCAAAAGGGTTGTTTCTGGTGGACTGAAAAATTTATTGCTAGAGTCAAATGTTCAATTTTCAGTTCCACCTGGCAATTATCGAATCGGAGGTTATTTTACGAGTAAAGAGTTAGAGATTGGCAAGACATATACTCTCATGTATAAATCCGGCAATGGAAGCTATGGAGAAGTTGGAGCATGGGTAAACGCTCGTCAAATGATTGGCGTTAATGAAATTGATAGCGGTGTAAAAACATTAACATTCGTTGCAGAAGATATAGCTGCACCAAGAAATGTAATTGATTTTTTCAGTCTTCCTGACACTAACAAATGGGGATCTATTCATTGGGCTGTACTTGTAGAGGGTGACAATATGCCTTTTAAATCATGGGTTCCTGCTCCGGAGGATCAACATTACATATCAATTGCTGGAAACATTGATGAAATAACAAATTTAAACACTAATGCAGCTGTACTATGGGAGATCTTGTTGTAAATAAAAAGAATGGCATAATTGAGCTTTTTAATACTGCTCCATTTTGTACTGTAACAAAGGCTGAATTGTCCCGTGGTATATTATCGGATGATTATATTGATATGACTGTTGAAAGCTCTGAAAAGCTTGATTTAAACTTAGAAGATAGAATAATTGTAGAAGGTAGAAGCTACTTTGTGAACTTGTTACCACAAGTAAAAAAGAATGCGGAAGATAGCTTCACACATGAAATAAGATTCTTTGGTGCGTCTTCAATACTTAGACGAAATATTTTATTTAATAGAGATTCTCAAGGTGGTAAAACTGGTTTTGAGTTTCCAATGACAGCCGAATTAAATGCTTTTCTATATCTAATTATTAACAATGCAAATGAGTTTGAGAGTAATTGGATTTTAGGTGATTTTCCTACTAATACTACCACAAAAACTATTTCATTTCAAAAAGAAAATTGTCTTGCTGCCTTGCAAAGGGTTTGTCAAGAATTTAATGTAGAATTTGAAGTTGAAGAAACTGGAGGGAAATTTGTTTTACATATTCGTGAAAAAATAGGAAAGCTGCTACCATTTAAGGTTGAATACGGCATGGGAAATGGGCTTTATGACTTAACTCGTGCAAGATCAAATGATTCAGAAGTTGTTACAATTCTGTATGGATATGGAAGTTCTGAAAATATTCCTGTAAAATATAGAGGGTATTCACCGAGACTAAGAATGCCGATTGCTATTGGAGATTATATAACAAACCAAGCTGCTCAAGAATTATTTGGTAAAGTTGTAGGAGTTTTTGATCCTGATATTAAACCTGAATTTAAAGGAATTGTTTCTGGTGTAGGTTCACTGACTAATGGATTGCAAGAAATTTCCGTGTCAAATATGGATTTTGATTTGAAAGAAAAAGAATCTGATGGGAAAACAACTAAATATCTAATTGCAGGCACTCCAGCTAAAATATCAGTTACTAAAGGAAATCTTGCTGGTTATGATTTTGAAATCAATGATTATGATCATTCATCAAAAACATTCAAATTAAAGCAGTTTGCAGATGATCGTGGGCAAAATTTCCCGGATAGTACAACCGTGTTCAAGTTCGCTACTGGTGATGAATTTACGCTAATAGACATCATAATGCCTGAGCAGTATATCATTAATGCTGAGCAAAAATTATATGATGAAACAGTAAAGGAGTACCAGAAGGTAAGCCAGAACAATGTAAAATACACTTTGAATGTAGATCCTCTTTTTCTCCAAGATAAAGGAGAAATTGGAATTGGGGACCTACTTCCTATTAAGGATGCCGACTTTGGAATTGACAAGGCTTCCCGGATTATTTCATTGAAGAAAGACCTATTAACAGACACTTATACGTCTTTTGATGTTGCAGATTCTTATGAAATATCGTTAGTAAAAGAGATTGTAAACAATATCAAAGATCTGCAGAAAGAAATTGCTTCACAGAAAGTCATTAACCGTCAAAGTTATCTGGACGGTTATAGACGTGTAGAAGACCGCTTTTCAATGTATTTTGATGCAGACGGAAAAATGGATGGGAGCCATATAAAAGCAGATACAATTGATGTAGGAATGCTTTCTTCCGGCTCAAAGTCTCGTTGGTTCCAGCTGGAAGAAGTAGTATTTACTCCAAACTTAGGGAGTGATCCAAATTCATTCCGGGCAACAGCAGGTAGACTTGTGCATTTTGGTATTAAAACAAGTTCCGGTGCAGAGCGAGTATGGAATCTTTCAGCATTAACAGTAAACAACCTACTAAATCAGGGGTACTATGTTTACGCAAAGTGTGATATAAATGGAGATTATGGAACATTTGTAATTACTCCGGACAGAATTGTTTTTGATTCTCAGCCTAATTATTACCACTTCCTTATTGGAAACTTATATACAGCAGCCAGTGGCGGACGTGCCTTTGACGCTAACTATGGAGTATCACAGATGAACGGACGAATGATTTTTGCTGGTGTTATCAGTGATATTCAGGGAAGACCTATGATTGACTTAGATAAGCGTGAGATTATCGGGAAGGTTACATTTACCAACGATAGCCCGGCGCTTAATCAGGTGCAGGAAAAAATTGATGCTGTACAGGTAGGCTCAGTGAATTTATTGGATAATACGGCATATTTGAAATTGAATCCTAATTCAGTGGGGTATGGTACTTCGATATTGATTGAAAATGAAGGTGAGAAATTTTATCGTGCAACTCCAGATTTAGGAAAAAATGTTTCTTTATTTGGAGCGTGGTATAAACTAGAATCTAATCAGGAATATGTTCGAGGTATTTATGTTCGTCATTCCGCATCGGAACCACAAGACGTTAGAATTTATAGTAATAGTTCCAATGTTGGTGGTGATAAAGTGACAACAATACAGCCCAATATATGGACATTTATTAAGACCAGTACAATAAATGGTAGTGGTAATAGTTCAGCTTTAATAATGGAAGTGGCAACACTCAATATTTCACTTGATTATAAGAAGGCAATATTAGTTAAAGGTAATAGGCTTGGTAATGACTGGATGCCTTCAGCGAATGATGTACAAAATGAAATAACTGTTGCAAAACAGAATGCTGCCAATGCTCAGAATGCAGCAAATATTGCTAATCAGGAAGCTATTGAAGCTAAAAAGGTTTTATCTGACATTGCAAATGACAACATAGTTACTGCACAAGAAAAACCTACTTTATTGCAAAGATGGAAAACAATAGAATCAGAACGACCTAAACATATTGCTCAGGCAGGTACATATAATGTCAATACAGACAATTATAATAACTACTATTTTGCATTAGCTAATTACTTGACCAACACTGGTGTTTTTGTGGATATGCTCGTCAGTACAAATGTAGATGGTCGAGAATTGGAAAATAATTTTCATAATTATTACGATGTACGTACAGATTTAAATAAAGCTATTACAGATGCAGCTAAAAATTATGCGAATACTTTAGTTGATAATATTAAAATAGGAGGTCAGAATTTAGTCAATTATTCGGCTAATCCATGGAAAGAGAATTCACCAAGTGTTGGGTTTTCAAATGCTACATTAGTGAATAATGATGGCGAAGACGGTGGATTATATGTTAATGTAACTGGAGCACCTTGTTATATGTTTGTAGACATGCCATATATGCAAGGAAAATTTATTGAAGGTAAAGACTATACTATTTCTTTAGAAGTTTGGAGTTTATGGCCTTTACTTATGGGAATTGGCGATGCCAACATGGGGAATCCATTTGATAACCCGACATCACCAGCAAACGGCGGATGGATAAGAATATTCAGAACATTCAAGTATGTAAAAACGACACAGAACCTTTTTTTGATATACTTTCAAGCTCCCGTAGGTACTAATTACCTTGTTAGAAACTTCAAAATAGAGGAAGGTAACAAAGCAACACCTTGGACGGCTTCTCAGGCAGATATTGATAGGCAATTAAAAAGGGCTCAGGATGATGCAAATATTGCTAATCAAAAACTATCAGATATAGCTTCTGACAATAAACTTACATCTTCCGAAAAAACCATTACTATGAAGGAATGGGCTGTTATTTATAATGAGCGTCCAGAACTTATTGCAACGGCATCTATATATGGAGTTAGTGCCGTAGTATATGATGGAAAGGTAAATGACTTAGCGGTATATCTTAATAATATCGGCTATTCTGATTTAAGCTATACATCTAATATTAACGGGAATGAATTCCGGCAAAAATTTGTAGATGTCTACACAGCAAAAGCAGACCTGATAAAACGTATTTCAGATACTACAAAAAATTATACAAATGCTACTACGGAAGCCGCCAAAATAGAAATGGCTAAAGATGCATTAAACAAAGCATTATCTGCTTCTTATGCATCAGGTAATTGCTTATATAGAGATGTTGACTTTAGGAATGGAATGAATGGTACAATGTTGTATAATAATGCCGGAAACAATACCAATGCATATTTATTAACATATACTAATATCTACAATGCACCTACGAGATCACCTCAGTGCCTTGTTTTTGGGTTTAGAGCTAATGGACAGCCTACAGAGCCGGGATATGGAGGCTTTACCTTTGCCACACCTACCAGAGCAAATGCGGTGTTTATTACACGTATGATAGCTAGGTTTCCAGCAGGAATTAAAATTGAGTTTGCTGCCAATCCATATGGAAATGATGGCTCATATGTATGGACAACATCACAATATGGAACAGGAAGATTTGAAGAGTATATCTGTATTGTAAGGTGTGGAGGAGATGGAAGTTTTTCAAGCATTAATTATTTTTGGTTTAATGACATGGGATATGGAAATAGAGCATTTGAAACGATTGTTGCATACGCTTCTGTTTTTGACATGACCGATGTTGATAAGTACTTGGAAGATAAAATAAAGCAAAACGAGCAACAGACAGCTATAGCAAAAGCACAGGCAGACAATGCCCTTGCTACTTCTAATATAACAAGTCAAAAAGTCTCATTCTTAAGTACTACTATTAATAATAACGTTGTATCAACAGGCACTTTAGAAGTTGGTGATGTCGTTGGGGCTAATGCTGGGATTACAGGGGTGACAGATAGAGGTAGGCAATCTGTTCGTGTGTATGCTGGTTCTCCTTATGCTAATAAGAATACGGCTCCATTTACTTTACAAGATGATGGACTTATTAAAATGCATCACCCTAATGGCAATAAAGGATTTGAGTTAGGTATAGTTGATGGTAAACTTGTATTTAATGTATACGATGATGTTGGCAATAAAATTATGGAAATGGGAAGCGCAGGAATCATCTTTGCGAACTACATTCCAGATTCATGGTCTACTTTCTATTTAGGTAAATTCAATTCATCATCTTATAACCCGTATAATCTCAATGAAGTAAGTTCTTTTGCCAATGGAAATACTAAACAGGAAATGATCAATAGTCCGGGTAATATAGATGATCCAGAGCACTGGATAGTCACAATTCCAAAGTCAGATTCTGAATGGGTAAATTATTCACAGTATAGTGCCGGGACATCCTATGATTCAAATACCTATAAAAAGTACGAAGGAATTTACTATCGAGGAACTTTGCAGAAACCACAGAAACCAAACGATTATACAGAGAAACTGGCTGACGGGTGGTATTATTATACCGTTTCCACACATGTATGGAAGCAAAGGGGCAACCCCAATATGAATGGAAGGTATGAATATGCCTTCACCCTATTCAGATTGTCTCAGGGGCAACTTGTCGAGACATTGAATTATGAACTATCCGGAATCGTATAAATAAATAACAAACAAAACTAAATACAATGGGAACAACCACAAACACAGAAAACACAGTTAGAACAATTATTTCAGACAATCGTCAAATCCAGTCAAAAGCTATTATCTCCGGTAATACGGTTACATTCAATTACAGTTATAACGTAAGCCCTCAGAAGGCACCGTTTGTAATTGGATTCACAGTACAGCGGGGTATAGCAGGAGACCCGGAGTTTAATGGCAATAATGCTATTACAGGTAACTATTATCCGGAGAACGACACTTTTGATAGTAAAACTGTAGGCACGAAGCCCGGAGATGAAGCTTTAAAAGAGAGCATTCTCGTAGAGTGTAAAGCCATCGTTGCGGAGCTTACCACTCCTGCAGCTTAAGAAACCAAATCACAATTAAAAACTAAAACAATAACCATGAACAATTTACTTTCATATTATCCTAATGTAACCCTTTTAATAGGGTTACTTATACTTTTCTCCCTTGACTTCGTTTTTGGTGTCTGGAAAGCTACCATTCTGGGAGAAAGACGAACCTCAAAAGGTTTTCGTAAAACTTTTAACAAGTTCCTCCAATACGGAGGTAGTATCATTGTGGGAATGGTATTACTGAATATTGTGGGGGATAAAGATTCTCATTTTGCAACACAGTATTCATGGTTATTTGGAGATCTTCTGCTCTATATAATGATTTATATAGAGGTTGTTTCAATTTTTGAGAATATGGAGGCAATAGGTGGAGATAGTGATTTTGTTAAATATTTCATCCGCCCGGTTCGTAGAATGATAACTTTTCAACTAAAAAATTTACTTAAAGATGAAGCGCCTGATACTGCTAATAACAACTAGTCTACTATTTGTAGGCTGTGGAACCCGTCAGCGAGAAGTTAGTATTTCCAAAGAGGAAATTAAAACAAAAATTGAAAGTTCTGGATCTGAGAAATCCAGAACTGAAGAAAATACTAAATCTGAAAAACAAAACACTTCCGCGGGGGAATCCTCCGGAAGTGTTGAAAAGTCTACATCAGAGAAAGGGAATATTGTCACAGATCATACTTCTGATAAAAATACTTCCGAAAAGCAAAACGAATCTTATACAAAAACATCAAAGGTTAAGGAGTATTACGAGAATGGTAATCCCAAATCTGAATCTGAGACATCCGAGAATATGAGTAAAGAGATATACCGGCTTACTTCAGAACTGGATAATTATAAAACTGCAGCTCAATCTGCCAAAAATGATGTGACCAGACTGACTGCTGAAAACAGGCAGTTGACTAATGACAAGGAAACCCTTATTACTAATCTGAAAAGTCAGAAAGAGCAAAACACTAAGCTAACGGCTGATAACACTACTTTAAAAAAGAATAAAAATTCTAAAGTTGAAAGCAATCGGAATAGTTGGTGGCTTTATGTTGTAATCTCTATTATTTCAATCTTCATTTGGGAAATTATTCGAAGGAACAGTGTAAACTGGTATTCAAAACTTAAAAAACTAATACTACCATGACTAAACTAGAATTAAGAAATAAGCTGCAGAAGATAGGGGCGAATATGTCTAATGTGCCGGAGGATCTATTTGAACAAATGGAAAAATACGGACTTAAAACTGATGAAGATAAGTTTCGGTTCTTGGCAAACTGTCTAAACGAAACTGGTGGATTTAAAGTATTCAAAGAGAATCTATTTTATACCACGCCTTCAAGATTGGTTGCGGTATTTCCTTCTGCTTTCCGTTCAAAGTATAATCCAAATGAATATTTACGGGATTCTGTAAAACTTGCTAATCTGGTATACGATGACCGGAAATTTCCTAAGGGCTTAGGCAATATCTATGACGGAGACGGTTCTAAATTCATCGGGCGTGGTGCCATTCAAACTACTGGTCGGAATAATTACACTCAGCTTTCAAAAGATACCGGTATCGATTTCATTTCTCATCCGGAATGGTTGGAAAGACCACCGTACAATTTTATTTCAGCTTTATATTATTGGAAAAAGCACAACTTATCAGCAAAGCCTTCTTTACTGGCTACACGACAAGTAATTGCTGGGAATTATACTAATAATCCTTTTGGATTTAAGGAAGTTCAGAACTGGTATAATAAATTGAAATCAGCTTAATATTGGCTCTGGGGTCAATTATTGTAGGTTTTTAAGATATAATTATAGCTTTTATCAGTTGTCATAGTAAAATAATATTGGTAGTTTTGCACATAAATCTTACATCATCTTTTTTTATATATTTATACCATGACGAAATCAATATGTTTATTTAATCACAAAGGAGGGGTTAGTAAAACAACCACTGCATTTAATTTAGGTTGGGCTCTAGCAGATAGAGGTAATAAGGTTCTACTTATAGATCTAGATTCTCAGTGTAATTTAACTGGGCTTGTTATGGAGCAAGACTCTATAGATGATGAAAACATGGAAACTTTTTATGCAAGTAGAGATAATCTAACTATGAAGCCTATTGTAGATTCTTTAATAAATGGTATATCTGCAGAGGAATTTATTAGAAATGAAGGTGGAAATAGATTGCTTAATACAAAGCATGAAAATCTGCAATTAATTGCTGGACATTTGGATGTTTCTGATCTTGATGCTCAAATAAGTTTATCATTGAAGATTGCATCTGGAGTACCTGCTACGAGAAATATACCAGGTAATCTACCTCAGATTTTTCAATCTATAGGAAAAAACAGAGATTTTGATTATATAATCTATGATTTAAGCCCAAATGTTGGAGGTTTAAATGAAGTTATATTGATGTCAAGCGATTATTTTATAGTTCCAACATCTCCAGATTATTTCTGCTTACAAGCAGTACATTCTCTTAGAAAAAATATAACTAAGTGGCATGTTGAAATTGAGAGATTCAAAACAGATAATAATTTTACTAATTCTGGATTTTCTATAAAAAACAAGCCTGTATTTTTAGGGGCAATTCAGCAAAGGTATAGACCTAGAAATCAAAATCCTGCAAAATCTTTCCAAACATGGATTGATAAAATTAGAGATGCAGTAAATACAGAATTAGTACCAGCCTTAAATAAAATTAGTTGCGTACTAGATAAAGAAAAAGTGGATACTGTATTAGCTGGATCTGATTTACAAGCCTATGACTTAGCTCAGGTTCCTGATTTTAACTCTTTAATAGCAATAAGTCATCAAGTTAAAAAACCTATTTTCGCATTAACGGATGAAGAAATTGCAACAACCGGAAGAGCTGTTAAATTAAATGGACATTCTTTAGCTACAATGACTAATAGTAGAGATTCATTCAGTGGAATATTTGAAGACTTAGCAGAACGTGTTGAAATTTTAACAACATAATGTTAAATTCCTAACTAAACTATTAAGCCTCCCCACGGAGGCTTTTTCTTTGCCTAAAAAGTGTAATTTACCGGCTGTTTAATTATTGTTTATTAAACCCCATCTGAATAAAGGGTAGTCCAGAGTATATCTCTGGGCTTTTTTATTTTCTAGAATTTGTAAATTTGAACGGGAAACATCATTCCATAAATTAAAAGTTTTTTATTGCCTCGGGAAACCGGGGCTTTTTATATTCAAAAATTATGTAATTTAGTTACTGTTTAATAATGCCGAATATTAAACTATTAGAATTCAAGTAGCCTGGAGTTTTGTACTCTGGGCTTTTTTCTTTACATATAACTTTTTACACAGCATTACGGTTTCCCGTAAAGTATCAAAAATGTTTCTATATACTTTTGAATAGTATTATAAATTCCCAGAAGGTTATTGTCTAGGAATGTGATTTGGTTGGTCCTGAGAAATCGGGACCTTTTTTTGTAATATTGTATTTATGAAAATATTGAAAGACGAACTAGGCACAGTTTATATATTACAGGATAAAAAACCTTATTTTTTGGTAGAACTTATAAATATAAAACCTTTTGAGATAAAGTATATACATAAAGATGTTTTTGAATTTTATAATTCTTCAGAAAAAGAGATTTCAGAACAGATAGAAAAATTTGTTAAAGAAAAATTAGAGTTTTAA